GCTCGACAGCAACCGCTACCGCTGCGAGAAGACCGACTACGACACGGCGATTCCGTATCGCAAGCTCGACATGTGGGCGAAGTTCGCCGACTTCCAGCAGCGCATCCGCGACGTGATCCTCAACCAGGGGGCGCTCGATCGCATCATGATCGGCTGGAACGGCGTGAAGGCGGCCGCGACGACTGACCGTCAGGCAAACCCGCTGTTGCAGGACGTGAACATCGGTTGGCTGCAACAGTACCGCGAGCGCGCAGCGCAGCGCGTGCTGCACGAAGGCGCGAAGCAGGCCGGCAAGGTGCTCGTCGGCAAGGCGGGCGATTACGAGAACCTCGACGCGCTCGTGATGGATATCGTCTCGTCGATGATCGACCCGTGGTTCCAGGAAGACACGGGGCTCGTCGTGATCTGCGGCCGCGAGCTGCTGCACGACAAGTATTTCCCGATCGTCAACGCGACGCAGGCGCCGACCGAGCAGCTCGCGGCCGATCTGATCGTGAGCCAGAAGCGCATCGGCAATCTGCCGGCCGTGCGCGTGCCGTTCTTCCCGAAGCGCGCGCTGATGGTCACGAAGCTATCGAATCTGTCGATCTACTACCAGGAAGGCGCGCGCCGGCGCACGCTGAAGGAAGTGCCGGAACGCGACCGCATCGAGAACTACGAATCGTCGAACGACGCCTACGTGGTCGAAGACTTCGGTTGCGGCTGCGTGGCCGAAAACATCGAACTGGCGGCGGCATGACGATCAACACGCCCGCCCGCGCACACTTCAATCGCGTCTCGGCCGCGCGCGCGGCGGCCGCCGCGTCGCCCGGCGCGACGATGAAGGGCACGACCGCCTATGAGCTGATGCTCGCGAAGCTCGCGGCCGACCGCCGCGCGCTCAAGGGCATTCAGTCGATCGAGCGGAAGATCGAGCTGAAATGCAAGCTGCTGCCGGACTACGCCGACTACGTGGCGGGCGTGTTGAGCGGCGGCCGCGGCGCGCAGGACGACGTGCTCGTGACGGTCATGGTCTGGCGCATCGACGCCGGCGACTTCGACGGCGCGCTCGCGATCGCGGCCTACGCGCTCTCGAACGGGCTCACGCTGCCCGACCAGTTCGAGCGCTCGCTCGCGTCGCTCGTCGCCGAGCAGTTCGCCGACGCCGCGCTGTCGTCGTTCCTCGACGGCGAGACGTTCGACGCGGCGAGCCTCGAGCTCGTCGACGATCTGACGCGCGCGGCCGACATGCACGACCAGGTGCGCGCGAAGCTGTACAAGGCGCTCGGCTACGCGACGCAGGCCGCCGCGCCGGCGCGCGCGCTCGACTATCTGCGCCGCGCGGTCGCGCTGAACGATCGCGTCGGCGTGAAAAAGGACATCGACCGGCTGACGAAGCAGGTCGAAGCCGCGGGCCGTCGGGGCGACGGCGCCGACGGCACGTAAGGAGCCCACCTCGGCATGGCGGCACCGGCGCCCAGGCCCTACGCCTGACGGTCACGGGCCTTGTGCGCCGGTCCACCGCCACCTCATTGCGAACCGACCATGAACAGCTTTGTTGCCACCGCCGCGCCCGCCGTCGCGGCGACGCCGATCGAAGGCACGTTGACGAACGACGGCTTCTTCCCGGACATCGATCTGTTCGCGCTGCGCGACGCGATGCGCCTGGACGGCACCGTGACGGCCGAGCGGCTGCGGCACGCCGCGCGCGATGCGCTGCTGACCGTGAACGACGAGCTCGCCGCGTGGCGCGCCCGGCAGCGCGCGGCGGGCGCGGCGACGCTCGCCGACGTGCCGGCGCCGCGCATCGATGGCGAATCGGCACACGTGGCCCGCTACCGGCGCGCGGTGTACCACCTGACGCACGCGGACGTGACGGAGAAGTACCGCGGCTACGACACGACGAAGAGCGGCGGCCAGGTCGCGGCCGAGCTGGCTGCGACGGTCGACGATGCACGCCGCGCCGCGCGATGGGCGATCAGCGACATCCTCGGCATCGCGCGCTCGACGGTGGAGCTGATCTGATGGCCCGCCCCCTGTACCGCATTCGTCAGTTCGCGCAGTCCCGCGTGCGCGGCGGAAAGCTGTTCTGCGCCGGCGCGTGCCAGGTGCAGCAGCGCGTCGCTGGCCTGTTCTGGCTTGAGATTGCCTATTGCTCGGATCGCACCGGCGCGGAGGCGGCCATACGAGCCGCCGTGATCGCGCGCCGGCGAGCCCGGCTCAAGCCGCGCGTGCTCGGCCTGTTCGATCGCGACGGGCAGGCGCTCGGGCAATGAAGATCGCGGCGCTGCAAGGCGAGACGCTCGACGCGCTGTGCTGGCGGCACTACGGCAGCACGGCGGGCACGGTCGAAGCCGTGCTCGAAGCGAACCCCGGCCTCGCCGAGCTCGGCGTCGTGCTGCCGATGGGAACCGTCGTGGAGATGCCCGAGCGCCGCGCGATCGAGACGACCACGCCGCTATTGCAACTGTTTGACTGACCGGAGCCGAATGAATGGCTGAACCGAACACTTCTTCGGCCGCGGCGCTGTTCGCCGCGGTCGGCCTCGCCGGCATCGCGCCGGGCGTCGACGGCGACGCGCTAATCGGCGCGTTCGCGGGCGCGGCGCTCGTCGTCGTCACGTCGAAAGACCTCGGCCTCGCGAAGCGCGCCGCGTACATGCTCATCTCACTCGTGATGGGCTACCTCGCCGCGCCCGAAATCATCCACGCCGTGCCGATCCGCTCGACGGGCGTCGCCGCGTTCTTCGCGGCAGCGCTCGTGATCGCGGTCACGCTCACGCTGATCGAGCGCGTGAAGGGCATGGACCTGTTCGCGCTGTTTCGCAAGGGAGACTGACGTGCATGTCTCGTCCGCACTCGTCGCGCTCGCCGCGCACCTGGCCGTCATCGTGCGCGTGCTGACCTACCGCAAGAACGGCGCGCGGCATCGCTTCCACGTCGCGTGGGCGGCCTGGGTGATCGTCGCGATTTCGGGCGGCTCGGCGATCGAGCTGCTGTTTCATCCGAAGCCGACCGGCTTCTTTCACGCGGCGCTCGCGGTTCTGCTCGCCGTGTTGGTGTACCTCGCGCGCGGCAACGTCGCGCGCCTTCTACGGAGTGACGAAGCGTGAACATCCTTCGATTCAACGATCACGGCGCGGAAGTCGGACTGCTGCAGCAGCGCCTCGTGCGCGCCGGTTATCCGGTCGACGTATCGCACCTTTACGACGAACAGACCGAGCGGGCCGTCCAGACGTTGCAGGCGGCCGCGGGTCTCGTCGTCGACGGCATCGCCGGCCCGAAGACGTACCGGGTGCTCGCCAGCGGGCAGCGCGACCCTAAGCACCTGACGGACGCCGACCTCGCGCGCGCGGCCGCGACGCTCGGCGTATCGCTCGCGTGCGTGCGGGCGGTCAACGAAGTTGAGTCGCGCGGCGTCGGCTTTCTGGACGACGGCCGGCCGAAGATTCTGTTCGAGCGGCACGTCATGTATCAGCGGCTCGTCGCGAATGTCGGCAGGGAAGCGGCGGACGCTGCCGCCGCACGATGGCCGGGCGTCGTCAACCCGAAGCGCGGCGGCTACCAGGGCGGCGCCGCCGAATACGTGCGGCTCGACACCGCGGCGCGCATCGACGCGGCATCCGCTTACGAGTCCGCGAGCTGGGGCGCGTTCCAGATCATGGCGTATCACTGGAAACGCCTGGGTTACGCGAGCGTCGACGAATTCGTGTCCCGTATGGAGCTGGGCGAAGCCGAGCACCTCGACGCGTTCGTGCGGTACGTCGCGGCCGACAAGAAGCTGCTCGCGGCGCTTCGTGCCCGGAAGTGGGCGGCGTTCGCGGAAGGCTACAACGGCCCGGAATTCGCGATCAACCTGTATGACGTGAAGCTCGACCGCGCGTATGCGAAGTACGCCGGCACGAGCAAGGCGGCCGCATGAACCTCTCGCGCCTCATGCCGTGGCTGGCGCTGCTCGCGTTGATCGCGCTCGTCGCAAGCTGTCAGCACGGCCGCGCGCTGCGCGCGCAGCTCGACCGGGCGACCGACGACGCGCGCCGCGCGAAACTCGACGCGCAGGCGAGCGCCGCCGTGATCGAGCGCCTGTTGGCCGATGCCAAGGCGAAAGACGCGCAGCGCGCGCAGCTCGCGCGCGCACGCGCCGGCGTCGACGCGACGCTCGCGACCTATCGAAACGAACTGCGGAGACTGATCGATGAAAACGCCGCCGTGCGCGCCTGGGCTGCTGGCGCTCTGCCTGACGACGTTGTGCGCCTGCACGCAAGCCCCGCCCTCAACGGCGCCGACGATTTCGCTCAACGAATGCGCGGCGGTGACGCCGTGCACGATGCCGGCGATGGCGCCGCGAACCAACGGTGAACTCAGCGACGCGCTGCACGTCGCGCGCGCGGCGTGGGCGCGCTGCGCGTCCGAAGTCGACATGATCGCGACGTGTCAGGCACGCGTGCGGCGGACGGACGGCCATGAATAAGCCGAGCAGCCTACGCGCCGCGCTCGTCGCCGCGTTACCGCAGTTCAACGCCTCGCCGGACCAGTTGCTCGTGTTCGTCAACGAAGGCCGGATCGAGGCGACGGGCACGCGCACGGCGTCGTTCGACTATGAATACGAGTGCGAGATCATCATTCGCGACTTCATCGGCAACCCGGACGACGTGATGATCGCCGTGGTCGAATGGGCGCGCGCGAATCAGCCGGACCTCGTGACGAATCGGGACGAGCGCCGCAACGGCATGACGTTCGTCGCCGACATCCTGTCGAACAACGCCGTCGACCTCGGGCTCAAGGTGAAGCTGTCGGAAAGCGTCGTGGTCGGCATCGACGAAGCCGGCAACCGCACGGTCGAGCACATCGACGACGCAGCCGACGAGTGGCTCTCATGACGGACGATCTTCAGGCGCTCGAACGATGGGCGGGCGGGTTGCTCGCGAAGCTGTCGCCGGCGGCCCGCCGTCAACTGCTGCGCGAGCTCGGCCGCGATCTGCGCCGCGCGCAGCAGTCGCGCGTCGCCGCGCAGCGGAATCCGGACGGCAGCGCGTACGAGCCGCGGAAGGTGAAGGCGGGCGGCAAGCGCTTGCGCGAGAAGGCCGGCCGCGTCAAGCGCGAGGCGATGTTCCGGAAGCTGCGCACCGCGCGCTATCTGCGCATCGATGTCGACAACACGGGGTTGGCGATCGGCTTCGACGAACGACTGTCGCGCATCGCACGTGTCCACCAGGAAGGGCAGAAAGCGCCCGTCGAGCCGGGCGGGCCGCTCGCGCAGTATCCGGTTCGCGTTGTGCTTGGTTTCTCGGATGCCGATCGTGGGCTTTTGCGAGATCGGTTGTTACGGCACTTGAAGCACTGATCACGAAGGATCACGCCCTTCGAATTTCTTATAGATTAGAGAAATTTATAAAATTAACCCATCAATATTATTCGAATAATTTGTCGAAATTATGATGTGAATTGAGTTGATATTTTGCAAATAAATAATCTTGATTTGCACAAGAAAAGATCTATCTTTCGCATGGCGTCGGCGATTGTTGTCGACGCCTCGTTGTTTGAGTTAGCAAAGCCAACCCATTTAAATTCGTGCATTTCCGACTCCAGCGAATCAAAAACTTATTTGGAGGGAAAAATGAAATTAAATATTTGGAATCTATTTTTACATCTGGCCATGTCAGCAATCGTAGCGCTTGGGCTCGTGCTGCCTTCGACTTCGGTGTTCGCAGACGATGGGGCGGCACTCGCTGCCCCAACTTTATCGAGCGTGATTTCGGCCCCCATCGGGCGAAACGTGGCCAGCCCTACGTGCACGCAGAATGTGACCATTACGTCGATCGCTAACCATGACCTCGTTTCGACGGAATTGGGATATACCGGGAGTAACTATGCGATGCTGCGAGCCCGTGCAACCGTGCAGGGCCCATGGGAGCAATACACGGTCTGCAATTTCGCAAGCGACGGATACTGGACAATTCAATCCCAGGCCGATGGGTTGTATGTCTCGGCGGAGCTCGGCTACACGGGCGACCAGTACGGAATGCTGCGTGCGCGAGCTTCCGTCGTGGGGCCGTGGGAGAAGTTCTCGTTCGGCTCCTGTGGCGTGAATTGCACAACGATCCAATCGCAAGCGAACGGACTGTACGTCTCGGCGGAACTTGGCTATACGGGGGATCAATATGGAATGTTGCGTGCCCGCGCTACAGTCGTAGGTCCTTGGGAACAGTTCCGCTAATACCATGCGCTCCGGAAAAGCAAGTACATTCGATCGTAATACTGAGGGGCGCCTGTTCGTTGACGGTTCGATATTGGCCGGTGCCCCTCACTTTTTGAGTTCAGTTCAGCCGCATGGTGATATCTGGCCAAAATTTAGCCCAAAACGTGTGCCGCCTCTTTGCGTAAGCGACTGTGGGCGATGTTGACGTAGTAGACGTTTGATTCACATCCGATCCAGTGCAAGCCCGCCTCGCGCGCCGCGACGAGAAACGTGCCGGAACCGGCGAACAGATCGCACACGACGCCGCCGGCCGGCACGAGCCGCACGACCTCGCGCGCTATGTCGAGCGGCTTCTCGGTCACGTGTTGCTTCGGCAACGGCAAGCGGCACGGGAACACGCCCGGCAGATACACCTCGCAGTCGCGCATCGCGCCGCGGCTCGCCCATACGACGAATTCCGCCTGCTGCGCGAAGCCGCCGCGCCGCGGCCGCGTGCGGCCGGGCGTCTTGTCCCATACCGCGATGCCGCGCAGGATCAAACCGGCCGCCTGCACGACATCGGTCAGCGTCGGGAGCTGGCGCCAGTCGATGAAGCTCACGAGCAGCCCGCCCGGCTTCAACGCGCGGCGGCATTCGCTCAGCCAGGCGTGACACCAGAACGCCCACGCGCGCTGGTCCATGTTGTCGCTCTCGAAGTCGGTATAGACAGTCTTCGTGTCGCTGTTGATGTACTTCGTGCTCGGCGGCCGCGAGCGCGCCGACGTGTGCAGTCCGCCCGACGAATACGGCGGATCGGTGAACACCATGTCGATTGACGCGTCGGGCAGCATGCGCGCGAGCGTGAGCGCATCCATTGCGTGAAGTCGGTCGAGTAGCGGGGAAAGATCGGCCGCGGGCGCGGCGTCGGTAGCGTGAATCGTCATCGTGTTGCGAGAGTGGAAATGCGCGCGCGGCACGAGCCGCCCGCACTGTTGCGTGTGTCGAGCGGCCATTGTCGACGCACGTTTCATTGCGCGGATCACGAGTGCGCTGTACCCGGCGGCACGACAAAGGCGAGTGCTCGCGCCACGCGCGGGCGACCGGCACCATTGCCGGTATGGATGCGAACGAAATTCAACGGCAAGCACGCAACGCCGTGCGCAAAGGCTCGATTCTCGATGTCGACCACAAGGCGGCGCTTTGCCGCGTGGCGATCGGCGAATCGGACGACGACGGCCTGCAAACGAACTGGATTCCCTGGCTCACGCCCTCGGCCGGCGCGACGCGCGAATGGTTGCCGCCGACGAAGGGCGAGCAAGTCGTCGTGCTCGGCGCGATGGGCGACCTTGCGCAAGGCGTCGCGCTGCGCGGCGTGTTCTCCGACGCGTTCCCCGCACCGGACCACCTGCCGAACACCCACACCCGCGTCTACGCGGACGGCGCGCGCGTGAGCTACGACCACGACGCGCATGCGCTCACGGCCGAACTGCCCGCCGGCGCGACGGTGCGCCTCATCGCGCCCGTGTCGGTCACGGTCGAGACGGAATCGGCGACCGTGAAAGCCGCGTCGGTCACGTTCGACGCTGAACAGACCACCTGCACGGGCGCGTTGCTCGTGAAAGGGCCGCTCGTGTTCAAGTCCGGCATGACGGGCTCGGGCAGCGCCGGCGGCGGCCACGTCATGCGCATCGACGGTGCGGCCGATTTCACGGGCGAAGTGCGCTCGATGGGCAAGAGCTTGCCCTTCCATACGCACCAGGCGCGCGGCGAATCGGCCGAAGTGAGCCCGCCGCTATGAGGGGCATGAACGCAGAGACGGGCCGCTCGATGTCCGGGCTCGATCACCTCGCGCAGTCCATCGGCCGCATCGTCTCGACGCCGCTTGGCTCGTGCATCCAGCGCCGCACGTTCGGCTCGGAACTGCCCGACCTCATCGACGCGCCCGCCAACGGCGCAATCCGGATTCGCCTGTACGCGGCGATCGCGACCGCGCTCATGCGGTGGGAGCCGCGCTTGACCGTCACGCGCGTTCAGATTTCGGCAGCCGCCGCCGATGCTTTCGCCGGCCGGCAGTTCGTCGACATCGAAGGCTGGACCGACGAGCAAGACGAGCTCGTCTCGCTGCGCGTGCCGATGACGAACGGAGGAACAGCATGAGAAGCACGCCCATCGATCTTTCGCAGCTCCCCGCGCCGGACATCGTCGACCCGCTCGACTTCGAGACGCTGTTCGCCGAGCGCAAGGCGCGCCTCGTGTCGCTGTATCCGCCCGAGCACCAGGCGGAAATCGCCGCGACGCTCGCGCTCGAATCCGAGCCCGTGACGCGCGTCCTTCAGGAGAACGCCTATCGCGAAGTCCTACTGAGGCAGCTCATCAACGACAAGGCGCGCGGCCTGCTGCTCGCCTACGCGCGCGGCACGACGCTCGAACACATCGCGGCGCTGTTCGATGTCGAGCGGCTCGTGGTCACGGCGGCCGATCCGGAGCACGGTATCGATGCGGTCTATGAGGACGAAGACAGTCTGCGCGAGCGCGTGCAGCTCGCGCCGCGCGGCTTCTCCGTCGCCGGCCCCGAAGAAGCGTACGTGTTCCATGCACGCGCGGCGGACGGCCGCGTGCTGTCCGCGTCCGCGCGCAGTCCCGAGCCGTGCGTGATGGTTGTCACGGTCCTGTCGCGCGAAGGCGACGGCACGGCGAGCGACGCGCTCATCGACATCGTGCGCGCGGCGCTCGAAGGCGTGCGCCCGCAAACCGACCAGGTGATCGTGCAGAGCGCGCAAGTCGTGCCGTATGCGATCCGCGCGACGCTGCGCTTCTTCTCCGGCCCGGATCGCGGCGTGGCGCTCGCGGAAGCCCGCAAGCGCACCGTGAAGTTCGCGGCGGACATGCGGCGCATCGGCATGGAAATCACGGTCGACGGCCTGCACGCGGCGATGCGCGTCGCCGGCGTGCAAAAGGTGCTGCTCGACTCGCCCGCCGGCGGCGTGCCCGTGACGCACGAGCAGGCGCCGTACTGCACCGGAATCGAGCTGATCGACGGCGGGGTGGCGGATGACTAGACGGGCAACCTCGCTGCTGCCGCCGAACGCGACCGCGCTCGAGCGCCGGCTCGCGGACACGAACGCGCGCATCAGCGACATCCCGGTCGACATCGGCGAGCTGATGGACCCGGACGCGATCCCACTGCGGTTTCTGCCGTGGCTCGCGTGGCACCTCGGCGTCGAGACGTGGAAGGACTACTGGCCCGAACAGGTGAAGCGCGCGCGCGTGAAAGCGGCAATCCGGATCGCGCGCAAGAAAGGCACGGCTGCGGCCGTGCGCGAAGTGTGCGCATCGTTCGGCGCGAACGTCGCGATGCGCGAGTGGTTCGAGAAGACGCCGAAGGGCCGGCCGGGCACGTTCGAAATTTTGATGACGGTCGGCGCGCGCGACGGCATCCCGGCAACCGCCGAATACGTCGCCGACATCATCGCCGAAGTTGAACGGGCCAAGCGCGGCACCGCGCACTACACGTTCACGCAGGGGTTCGGCGCGACGGGCACGCAGCGCATCGGCGCGGGCGCACGCGCGGCGGTGTATCGCCGCCTGTCCCTCACGGATATCTGACATGGCAGGAATGGTCATCCACATTACCGACGCCGGCCGCGCGGCCTTGGTCGCCGGCGGCAACACCGGCACGGCCGCGCGCCGCGTCGTCGAAATCGGGCTCGGCACCGCGCCGTTCGCGTTCGATCGCGGCATGAAGACGATG